GTCTGTTGTAAAATTACCTGCTGGGCTGCTAGGACTTTTTGCTGTGCGGTAAGAGCGCCAGTGCCATTATAAATACCCAGTTCTAAAGCTGCTGCTTTAAGTGTTGCATCATTTAACAAAACACCATAACGGCGCAAAGGTTCTGCTTCACCGCGCAAAGCAGCGCCAATTGCATTAATTGCATCTTCTGGAGTGGTGTTGTTGAAAGAAGCAAGATCTGATGCAAGGGCGACGAAATCAACGGAAAAATCAACTAACGCGGCTCCAGATAAACCAGCGGCCTTGCCAAAAATAGCAAAGTTAGCGGCAGCGTCTAAAGCCTGTTGCTTTGATTGGCCTAAATTTCTTGCAGCAGTTGATGCAAATTTATCTATTTCCGAAGCTGTGTCTCCAAAGATAACTCCGATTTTTGCTACTGTTTCTTCCATATCGGAAGCTGCGACTATGGCGTCCTTGGTAAATTTAAGGGCCATTGCAGTAGCTGCTGCACCCATAGCAGCAAAAGCCAAGCCGACTTTCCTATTTACTCCTTCGATTTTATCGGCAAAGGTCTGGCTTTCTTTTTGACCTTTGTTTAAACCATCGACAAGATTCTTCGTATCTGCTAAAAGACTTAATTTAAGGGTTCTATCGCCAGCCATTATTTACCCCAAATCTTTAATATGTCGGCAAACTTCTGTTCCCATTTTCTTACTAATTCAGGCTGAAGCGAGCGAAGGGTTGGAAAGATAAACCATCCTCTGCTACCCCTACCAAATCTACCTGAATAAGATGGAAATTGTTTAAACCTTTTTGAGCCAAATTCAAACCCAGCCCACAGACTCCTGGTTGAGCCACCACCTGAAAAACGCTGGCGTGCAAAGCCGTAGGATAACTGACCAATCTTTGAGGTTTTTGATATTGAAACGCCATCAACGATTCGGCGCGCTGCGGTATTGTTGAACGAACGGGCTGCGCCTGCGCTCCTGATTTTCCCAGCAGTAAATTCAGACAATTCAAAGCCAGCTTCAGCTGCAACTTTTGTAGCCTCAGCATCCATTGCTTTAAACGCTTTGAGCAGTTGGGACAAGTCTCTACGATCATAAGCTAGCCCCTGTTCGTAACTCACTTGGCCTCCAAAATCTCTGCAGCAGTTGCTATATCATCCGCATCATCCCAGTATTGCATTGGGATGCCAGTCTGGATTGCGAGCTCGACTAGAGTTCTGCGGATGCTTCCAGGCTCGTGGCTTTTGGGTCTGATACTCCAGTTGAAACATCTGCGACTGTTTCCATCCAGATATCAAAAGACTTAACTGGCTTTCCAGCAGCTTCGCGCTTATGCGCGTTATATGCCAAAAACATTAAATCCCATATGCCAATCACCTCTTGGGCTTTCGACAAAGTGTGACCAGTCTGCTTCTCCCACTTAGCCCACTCAGGCGGTTGCGCAATATAAGTTGCACTCTCGCCTGAGTTATATTCAATTGTTATTGGTAATTTCATAGCTCCCGATGCTCCGATCTCTTAACTAAAGGTCTCTGTAGGTGTTCCAATTACTGTCATTGTCCAAGTGTCGGTAAGTGCTCCAGGAGCAGCTCCACCAGCAGTTGGGAAGATCGGCAATACATTGAAAGTGAATACTGCGCCAGTTATGGCTGTGAATGAAACTGCAAGGGTAGTGTTAGGGTTTGTTTCAGCATCTGTCCACATTCCCTCGAATAGAGAGCTTGCGGCCCCCCAATCCTGAAGTAACTCAATTGTAAATGTCCATTGCTTATCAACGGACTTATAAGCGCGACCATCAAGAGTTTGATAGGTCTCGATAATTGTTTCGCAGCTTAGGACTGCGCTTGTTGCTTGGGCATCGTAGCTAGCGGTATCGAGTGTGAAGGTCACATCGCGCCCAGTTATTACTGTTGTTGGCATTTGGGTCTCCTATGCGGTTTGCTCGTAGCGGACGCTCAAGCGTATGTCTGCAACCAATAAATTGGTTGTTCCTACTGTTGTTACTGACGGCCTATCGACTGTCGATAACTCATACTTGGAAGCGTTTAGCGCTCCAAGAATACTAATAATTAATTGCTCTAAATTGTCTAGTGATGCGGCGTTGCTAAAATATGCAACGCAAGCAGTTATTGTGTAATTTAATTTAACGCGAATAGTTGTCTTGCCTAAGACTTCAAGTTCCATATATGGCGCATCTGGGACGCACACTATTGCAGGAACGATAGGCGCTTCTGGAACTGAATCATAAATGTTGGCGCTGCAGCCAGCCAGAGCGGTTTTAAGTTGGCCTCTGACATCTGTGGCAATTGTTGATGGCATTAACCAACCATCGTCTCTACATCAAGGTAAGGCCCTAGTAGCCCAGTTACTTTAGCGAGTAAATTCTTAGATAGGCGGTAAGGCGTAACGGCAAAATCTACGCCTTCTATTGATCCACCAGCTGCGGTTCTTGCTTGAAAGATTTCTACTGAAATGGTCAGAACTGCTGCCTCTACATTGGGATTAGCAACATAGGTTGAAGCGCCAGTAAGGGTTGCCTTGCCAGCAGGGATTACATTAAATTCGTTTACATCTGCGCCAACTAATGCGACTGTAAATTCTATGTTTAGATTGCCAATATTAAAGTTGGCTGGGTTAGTAAAATTAGGGAACTCAAAATAAAAATCTGGGCCAACATCGGTAATAGTGTGAGTCCCGTTAAAGGTGTTATTTACGCCAGTGATAACTACTGACTGACCTACGCTGAAAGGGTGCTCTCCCTGAGTAGTAAATACAACTACATCATCGGAGCGCTCAACCTTAGCAATTGGGGCTGAATAACTAACTAGCATTGGAAGCACTAGGTTCTCAGCTGCATCACATATGTCATTCAGATAAGCATCGTTATACAGGGATGACGAAACGCCAAGAATGGTCCTCAGCTCTGTGGCTGTAACTATCGTCGGCATTTCGTCATCCTTTCAAGCAGTTAGGTGAGCGGCCAGCTCGGGAGCGGACTGGCCGTCACTACTAGGGTTTTATCAGGTTAAGTTGAAGTGGCAAGAACCATTTGCAACTTTAATGGCAAGTGCGCCGTAGCCGTAATAAGCAACCTCAATCTGGCCGTTTAGAGCCACATTGGTCTGCAGACGGAATCTGCTGGATTCATACCAAGTGTAGGAATCTGGATTAATTACAATCATTGTTCCATCTCCAGTTGGAGCTGCGCTTTGGTTAATACCAAGGGCGCGAGATACATAGAGATCAAGTCCAGCAACATTACCGCGAAGGCTCTGTGGGCTTACTGCTCCACCTGCATTTTGTGGCTGTGATGCTGTGTAGATTGGACGGCCTGAATCGTTGTAGCTCATAATCTTTGACCATTGCTCAGGAGTAACGATTAAGTTACGAGCAAATCCAAGAGAATCAGCATAAACTTCAGCTGCTGCCTCAGCAACGAAACCAAGTAATCCTGTTGCAGTATTGGCTTGAGTTGTTGGTGCTAATTGGCCATTGGCAATAATTGTAGTAGCAACGAATTTATCTGTTGCAAGTGAGTAAGCGTATTCCATTTGACGGACTAGCTCATCAAAGAATACTGGATTGCTTCGGTCAAGAAGTTCAACGGAGAAGGTTTGGCCACCTGCATACTTATTAACATTTACTGTTAGGAAGCTGTTGGTCATACCTGTCTCGACAATTGCATCGCCTTCGTTCTCATCTTCAACTGTTGGGACGGCTGTAATCTTTGGAATCTCAAAGCTCATACCAGCATCTGGTAGGACTCCGCGAGAGATTGCATCAATTGTTGAACGATCAGCATTTGATAGTGGGTTGATTACCTCGGTTAATTGACGAGTAGGAATCAAGCCAGCGTTATTTGAAGTGGTGTCATCTGCTGCCATAACATACTGACGAGCAGCGTCATCACCGAGCTTAGCGCGGACGCTATTCTCAAGATATTTTGCCTTTGAAAATTCAAGGCGAGGTGCTGTGTAAAAGGCTGGGCGAGCTGCCTCAACCATATTTGCTTTAGCTGCTTCTACCGCTTCTTCAACGGCAGGAGCAGGAGCGGTAGTGTCAGACACTTGGTCTCCTTCGGTTGGTTTCTCTGAATCAGCGGTTGCCAAGTCAGAATCTTTCTTTTCTTCGTTCTCTGATGCTGCTACTTCGCTAACGCGAGCAGAATCAATTGCAGGATCAGTTACTAGAGATACCTCATCTAAAGTTGCTGAAGTAATCTGCATAACGCCCTTAACATTTGTCCATTCATTTATCTGAGCGCCTACGCTAAAGCCATCGCGTAATCCTTCAGTTGCTTCAATTAGCGCATCTTCTCCAGCCATAGTATTGGCAATACGAAAGGTAGCCACAATTTTATCGTTTTCAACAGAGTGGCTGACAAGCTTTCCAATGGGTCTGGTTCTGTCGTGTTCGAGGAGAAGCTTTACAGGCTTCATCTCAATAGAATCTTTTGCGAATACTGTTGGGCCAACTGAAGTATTGCCTTGCTCATTCCAAGTAACAATAGTTCCAGTAATGGTTCTTTTAATAGTGTCGGCAGCTGTAACTGCCATTGGCATATTAACCTTCATTTGGAATCAAATCTTCCTCTCGCTGTATCTGCTCAACGCTCATTGCGCCGATGCGGTTTAGGATTTCATAGACTTGCGCTCTCTCTAGCGCGTTACCGCGTAGGAAATCATCAAGGTCAAAGCGCACCATTACAGGATTAGGCACAAAGTCTGGTAATGATAAGCGTTCCTCAATCGCTTTAAGTATTGGGCGAAGTGAGAAATCAACTAATGAGCGCCGCTCGGACACAGCGTTTGAATAAGTCATCGAAGTCGTTTCGGCGCTCAAGAAGTAGGCAGGAATTCCACAAGCCCTCGCTAATTCTAAAGCCACATACTGACGGCCTTCTGCGAGTTGTAACGATTTAGGATCAAAGCCAAATTCTTTCAAATCTACATCAGCATTAAGAAATGCAGTTGAACGAGATTGACGAGCAGATTTCCAAGCAGTAAGAAGTGATGAAATTCTTTCGGCAGTTAGATTAGTGCCATTAGATTTCAAAACCATACTAGGGGCGGGCTCTTTAGCGTAATTTAGTGCAGCGTTCTCAAGATAAACTGCTGCGGCTACTGTTTTACCAGCGCGATGCAAAAATCCTTCATCTGCGCCATCGAATCGAATAAGTGAGCCAACGCCTTGCATTGGAACTGACTTACCATCAACTTTATACCCGTTAATAGTTGTGTTAAGAAAATCTGTATCTACTGTGACGCGGTCTGGACTAACTCTAGTCCAAGCTCTAACGCGACCGCCATCTGTTGCAGAGTACATTTCTAAAACTTGGCCGTAACCTGCGCCGTATAGCCAGATATCTTCAGCAAGCCAGCAATAGATTACAAATCCTGCGACTCTTGGGTCTGGCTGATTGATTACTCTGTGAGGATCAACATATTCGCCAGTAATGCGATTAAATGTTGTTAAAGGTAATGAGCCGATGGTTCCCGTAATTATATTTCTAGCGCGAGCTACCGATGGTACGGACATAGCCAATGCGCGAGTAGTATTTGTTGAACCGCCAAGTATGTTATAAACCGAGTCAGCAATCTGTACGGGTGTTAGCCCAGCTTGGACATCAGTTACGATTCCTGGCTTAGCGGCTTGAACCTGTGGAAATAGAAAATCTCTTATAGCACCCATTGCTTACATTGTAAGATAAGCGACTTACACTATTTGTATATCTACGCCACTTTCCGACATCGTTGCATAGTGTGTCGCTAAGGCTGAAGCAATTGCTCCACATATTGTCACATTGCTTACCTTGCGACCCATTACCCAGCCGCCGTCTCCAAAGGGTAGCTTGACGGCGGATAGGCATTGCTTTGTCAGCTCATCTTGTCCCGAGTGAGCCAACCGCTGAGATGAGATAGCTCCCAATAACTCATCGCAGCTTTGTGCATAGTCAAGGCCATCTATCGGCTCAACCCTAATACCAGCAGGAGCTAATCGCGCAGCGACTGCCGATGCGGTTCTGGCTGAATAGGCAACCAGCTGAACTGGATACTTTCGCACCCATTCTGCTACATCATTAGCCATTGCTTTATCATCCAGATTAGCGGGGTTATGCCAAGTCTGAAGAAGTATGACTTGGAACTTATCGCCCTCAAGTCTTTGGCTAGCGACTAGCGCCGCTTCTTTTCTACTAGGGCTTAGATCAATAGCCAACCAAGTATCAGATTCAGGGTTGAGTCGAAGTCCCTCAACTTTGCAACTCTCCCACTGAGACGGATTGATAACTGGGTTAATCGTATCGACCCATTGACATAAGACTTCTGTGCGCACAATATCTTCGGGGTCTGACAATACAGCTCTTATGTTGTCTGGATGAACTGTTATGCCAAGTGACGGATTTGCTTGGCAGACACCTAGCCAGAAGGCTGGTGAGTTATCGAATTTAATACCAATAGGAGCAGACCATTCAAACCAACCAATATCATCGGTGCCACCAAAGATAGCAGCCATAGCTCTTTCCCTAAGTTTATTTAGAACTATGCTGTGTTGATCACCAGCATTTGAATAAACCCATATTTGAGGATTGGCTGAAGCCATTTGCGTATATCGCAAGGCAGACCAGACATCTTCATCTTTATACTCTCTAGCTTCGTCTAGGTGTATCGTTTCAGGGGCTGCGATGCCTCTACCAGCCGAGTTATTGGCTCTGACGATATAACGGCGACCTTTAGTAAATTGAAGCTCTTGAAATCCTTTACTTTCTAGCTTCTTAGTAAATTCAGCAGCTAGCCTAGGGTTCTGTTCAATAATTCCATATATTTTATAGAATAGTTCTGCTGAAGTAGTTAGTTTATGAGCAGTATGGACTTGCAGCTTTTCCTCTAATACATAGATTCTAAATAGGATTTGAAGCGCCATAAAGGTAGATTTCCCCTGTTGTCTCGCGCATAAAAGGGTCACTACTGGATGACACCAACGGCCGTCAGGTTTGTATTTCAAAGTATGGTGAGCCAGCCATTGTTGCCAAGGCATCAAAGTAAATCCAATATCTTCGCAGAATTTAATCATTTGCTCGCCATAAGAGGGGTAATCATTAAGTTTAGTGTGGATTCTGGGTTCTGGCACACCTCGGTAAGTCGATTCGTCCCTAATTCGTACAATCTCACCCAATTCAGCCAGAGCAATCTCTTTCATTCTAAATAATGCCTAGCCGAGCCATTTTCAGGGAAAATCTTCCCAATGGGGGTCGTGGGTCTGCTGACGCGCTCAAAAAAGGTAGGGGTCATACGATCGCGCTTAGAACTATTGCATTGAGTGCAGCAAG